TGGATAAGAACACAAAACATTATGTCAAAGTTTCTTATCGGATTGTTTATCAAATTTGGTAAAAGTGAATCTCTACGCAAGGCAGTATTATTATTGCTTAAAGACGCTTCATCTAAAACTGATAACGATATAGACGATGCAATAGTCAAGATGATCGAAGAAAAGCTCTTCCCAGTAAAATGAGCAACGATACTTTCTTCAACATAAATTTTGAAACTCCTACACCTGAACTGGAGTTATCTGTTGAGATGCGATGCAGGGAAGTAATGAAGAGTGATGACTTTGATAATGTAAAAAGATACTGCACTCATCTCATAAGACACCAGATGAGACAGGATTTATTTTTAACAGGAATGTTGGGTCGTCTAGCAGAACTGGAAGCTTTAGTGGCGATTAAAGAAATGAAAGAATCAAAAAGAAAGAACAGACAAACTATTGGTCGGAAGATAAAGAAGATCTTTCGTATTCCCTAATCTCTTTAATACTGAAATCTTTTACCTGTAATTTTGGTATCTTATTGATTTCATAGTTATGTTTAACAATAGCAGTCCTGATATGGTCATTGACCCAGTTCCCATCATTAACTGTTAGGTCTGCTCTTGAATCGTTAGTTATATGGATCTTATGATCCACCCCACGAAGTTCTACATCAAGTAATAATCTTACTAAATTTTTTCTTCTGTTTTCCTGCAAAAATTTTAATTTTTTCCCAGATGGATGTTCCTCTCGTTTCATCTTCTAACTCGTTTATTCGTTTGTTAATAGCATCATATCTAACACAGTATTCCTTCATATCCAAATTATCGAACCAAAATTTTTTCTGGAGTTCTGCAAGCTGGTGCTGATAGTTCTCTATCAAATCTTTATTATTCACTATTTTGATTTTCTACCCTGTATTCTGCGTTCTACAGATTCTCTCCACATCAACTCATCTTTAGCTTCAGCTACCTTATACGTTGTGCTTGGATATATACGTTCCAACTCTTTATACGCTACTTTTCTAACCCAGGCTGTACCACGGATACCTTCTTTCTCTGCCTGTTCCTCTATAAGTTCTGATCTGTTTGGATCGATCAGCACTTGGTAGTAACTTTTGTTTCCGTGTTTTAATGCCATCTAAATTGTTTCTCTTGTACTACTCTACCACCAAAAAGGGAAATCGGCTGCCTCTATTTGTTTTTTCTTATACTTTTTTCTGGCTTCTTTCCGTTTCTGGGATTTACCTAAACGTATTTCTATGGCTGACTTTAGATACTCCACTGCACTAGCTAAATCCTTATTAGTGGCTTTGGGGATCTGTTTATATAGATCCCTCATAAGATCAGCCCTTATATCATCCTGCATAACGCACCTGACTCTTGTAGTATTCTACTTAGTCTTAGACCAGTATTCAATAAGCAACTTTAATTCATCAATGCGTTTCAAAGCTGCTTTAATTTTTTCTTGATTTGTCATACTAGACACTGCAAAACCTTTTTAGGTAGTTTTGGAAAGTTATCAACAGTTACCCATTTATAACTGTAAATACTTCGATACTGATAATTTAAAATTCTGTTCATGTCATCATTAAATTCTGTAAATTTGTGTGCTGATGTTCCTTTCATTAATGAACCTCACTCCATTTATCGCCAACGGATACTTCTGCTAATGCTGGAACGTCACCCAACCATTTAGCTTCCGCTTTCTCCATTGTTTCTTTTAAGATTTCAGCCCATTCATTACATCTAACAGTAGTTCTGTTAAGATCACCCTTCAAGAATCTACGCATATTAGATACTGGAACTCTAGTCTCAGCCCACTCATCATTCTCCGTGGATCGTGACGTATAGTTCATCTCCTGCTGCCAATCTCGAATACCGCTATATGTAGTAAGCCAGTTATCTCTAATCTCGATAGCCTGTTGCTGTGACATAACAACACCACTGCTACCAGCATATTTTCTAAGACCATCTGCTCCTGCACCATACAACAGACCGAAGTTTGCAGATTTGGCTATCTGTCTATCGCATCCCATCTGATTAGCGGTATAGTCGTGCAGATCTTCACCTCTTCTAAATGCAGCAGTCATATTCTTATCTCTAGCTAACGCAGCAGCCAACCTAAGTTCCATCTGCGAAAAGTCAGCATCAACTATCTTCCAACCTTCAGGTGCTTGAACACACTGCCTGAACTCTGAATCTCTAGGTATCTGCTGATTATTAGGTTTAATACTGGACATCCTGCCTGTATCTGCACCAAGTTGCATATAGGATGCTCTAACAAATCCATCATCTGACATCTTATCCTGTATGCTTTCTATCATCTGTCTACGTTTCTCTCTACGTTTCCAGGTCATAAGTGTTTGGATCGTTGGTGAATCAGCAGCACAATTCTTCAAGGCATCTTTAGCAACACTAGGTTTACCATCACCATTTACAGGAGTGTAACCAAGAACCAATTCAAGTTTTTCTAACAGTTGCTTAGAGCTTTTAATATTAAATCCTGCATATTTTTTAGTGCCTAATCTGACTGAACCTTCGTCTTTCGCACGTAAATTAAACGAACCATCATCATTTCGTGGTAGCTTCTTACCCTCTGGTAAATCATTATCAAGTTCTCTAATAAATTCATTACCTAACTCTTTAATGTCATCTTCGTAATCAACACGACATTGTTGTAGCTCTTCACGATTCCAGGGTAATCCTGTCCTCCACATCTGAGCCATAGCTGGAAGTGCCCGACACTCCAGGGTATATGCTCTCTCTAATTGTGCAGTTCGTATTTTCTGGTCTAATACCTGATCTAACTCAAGTAGTACTTCAATATCCTTGGCAGCGTATGTGAGTTGTTCTTTGGATAAAGTTTCTGCACCCCAGTTTGACTTCTGCTGTTCTTTAGATACATCCATATTTAACTGTCTTTTAGCTAGTGCATCCAGTCCATGTTTAGTCTGTGGAATACCATTAGTCAGCAGTCTGCTGGCTAACATACTGCATCTGACGAAACCAGTAGGATGTATGCCATGTTCCTGCAACCAACCCAAATCAAATACTGCGTTGTGAGCTAACCAGAATCTATTGGTAGAACTAAAGAAATCCTCTAAGTAATTCCAATCTTTATTCTCCAATTCAAAACAATCTATAACTACTATAGTTCGTGAAGCATAACACCCCAACTGCAATAGTCGGAGCTTACCTTCTTCTGGTTGTAGTTGTAGTGTTTCTGTATCGAACGCAATACTGTGTGCTGTGTGTAATCTTTTAAGTTCCTCTATCCCGTAATAGACAGAGTATTCTTGTTTAGTCATTGTTGAGGTCATAAGGTGAACCTGAAATATATACGCTATTACTGTAGCACATTAGTCTAACTTGTCCAATGACTTATTTTCTTTTGCAATATCTCTATGTTTAAAGGGGTAAATATACAAACATCCATGCCATAACATACCGCTTGTAGAACCTGAGAATGAAAATATTCACGCTCATAGTATTCAACCTGATTTACTGTTACCACTTTCCGTCTGTCTGCATCGTATTCTGTATATCTAACAGTAGCTAATGGACTACTTTCGGTAGGGTATTTTTCTTCAAAAATAGTCACATTTATAGTTTTACCGCTCAATTTCTATTCCTCCCAAAATTTTTCGTTTTTCTCTATATACCCACGGGGGTCTGTGTATAAACCCTCATCCGTTCCAGTGGAATCGTTTTCAACAACAATCGGTTTTGTATAAACCTCCTCTTTGTATAAACCTCCATCCGATCCAGAGGTTTTTACAAAATTAGGGTTTTTACAAAAGTCATTGTTCTTCAAATCCGTTCCAATATCTACATTATTAGGTTTATACACATCATTTCGGGGTATATCACGCACGAGGGACGTAAAAGACTTTGGTAATTCCTTACCAACTGCTTTATAAAATTTAGAGGGTCTACCTCCTTTACTTTTTGTTTTTGGAACGTCTACTTCTTCAATTAATTTCTGATCTTCCAACTTATTAACGCTGTAAACTATGGCCCGTTTCCTATGAGCACCACCTACTGTATCGTGTTCAACCAAGTCTTTAACGCACCAAGCTTTAGGTTCTGTCCTCATCAAACGCAATATACCCAAAGTATGTTTGTTTGGAGTGTCTATCACAACCTCTTCTGTACGATC